TGTTCACCGGTGAGATTCCTCCAACAGTATTTAGCTGTCTCCAGGATAAGTTCCATAACACGGATCTTGGTATTGTCGTGCAGACGAAACCATTCTTCGGTAATATGCGAAGATTGTGTTACGCTGCGCTCTACGCCGCCAAGCGTTTCTCGGTTAGAAATCTGTCCTTCGCGCTGCGGAGATACTCCGGAGATCTCTGCCAGTTCATTTTTTACATACATGGCCAGTTCCAGATTTGCCTTGATAACATTTGCAGAACTTAGATTAATGACATCCAGCCCACGCTGACGTACAGTGGATACAAGTTTCCCCATACTCTGTCCCTTGCTGCCTTCCTTGAATGAGTCCGTAATCATGTAACCATTGGCTTCAGCATACATCATGACAAGTTCTTCATCCCATCCATCGGGTATCATTGCCAGGTCAAGTTCAGCTATCACGCCTTTATTTCTTGCGGATGCAAGTTCCGTGCGCCTCATATATATATTATATAAGTACTTGTACGGCTTAATCCGATCCATTAAAGAAACTCCTTCGCTGGAATTGATGTTAAATACTGTGCCTACATATGGCGGCATACAGTAAGAAGGATTGTTCATTGTTGATCCGATGCGGGGAAGGGGCTCGATCTTAACATATATATCATGTCCGATCTTATATCCTTGCCACCATTCGTTGACCCAGTGCCATTCAGCTTCCCATCCACGATCTTTATAATCACTTACAGGAAAATTCTCATCAATGAAGGTGTGCTGTTCATCTCCATTTTCATCGAAATATTTCAAATCACCCATCTTTCTCCGTGAACGCCAGACTACTCTTGATACTCTAAGGTTCCCATCATCATCAAATGCTCCACCATATCCCCATACTCCTGTTCTTCCATCAACGGTTATGAGCTGAGTGCTTGAATAATCGATTGTTCTTTCTCTTGGATCTTCCGGTCCGGCAAGGACAATTTCAGAGGCATTTGTTCTGGTTCGTGCCCCTTCCTCTATTACATCGACTTCATCTTCAGAGAGAACATCCCAGAAATCATCAATGACGCTACCAACACTTCGATAACCATCTTCTACGATAATATCTGATTTCTCTATCTGATAATCTTCTCCTGATCCGAATGTAGAAATGTTTAATGTATTCCGTTTAGAAATCACCGGATCATTGTGTATAATATCTACTGCAAAAGTTTCTTCTGCGCCAATCAGTACATCATAAAATGAATCACTGAATGTTGTTCTTAACTTCTGAGTATGCCAGAAATAAGAAAGGACCCTTGAAGCCATAACTTCGTTCAGGTCCCCGAATTCATATTCCTGGTAATGACTTAATTCTTTGAATCTTCGTGCTGCCTGCTCTTCTGAGTATTCAGGATTTTGTAGTTCAGAGATAATAAGGCTGTGGATCTGTTCCCTGAGTTGTTCTTCTTTGGACGAAACGGCATCCTCATCGACTACTCTTACACGCCAGTCAAATCGTCTTTTAGCTTCCTCTCCCTTGAGCACGTTAAACTTAGATAATTCTATAGGATAGTTTTGTATTTTAGCAGGAAACTGAACTCCACGAATCCCCATTGGATTAAATGCATTTTCAATATCATCCTCATTTATGATACCATTTGCAAGATCATAGTTGATCTTCTTGGCTGCTTTTGTCTTTCGTATTTTTGAAGTATCGTGAGTAATTATTCCTAGTGCCGCTTCTATACATTCTATTCCCCATTCCTCTGTCTTTTTAGACATTAGCAATTTCTGTTGAGGAAACTGCTTAATAAATGTAGTCATGGTATTAACACATTTTATGCAAATAATACAAAAAATAAATCATATTTCCAATTTAACCCCTCCTGAGTTTACGCATTTTATGAATCTCAGCAAACGGATCTTTCTTCTCCAAAAACTTCTCACGGAATATTGACTGACGCATAAAAAATGGACTAACAGTTTCTTTCTTTTTTTCCATCTCCGGGATCCATTTGGCCATATCATCACGAAGTATCATAAGCATACCCAGTGACGAAACACGGTCAAAGTTCCCTTCCTTATGCCAGTAAATTAGTTCCTGCAGAAGTGGAATAGAACGGATCTTATGCAGATTCATTATTTCACTGTCTGGCTCAACAGGTGTTAATAACCAGGTAAGAATAAGTTCACGCCCCCATTTGTTAATAGGATCTGTACCCGGTGTGCCTTTCTTGCGGTTAAGCAAAGATTTATCAAAGATTTTATCATTAACTACTGCCGGTGTATCGCACAGCAGATAAGTACAATTTTTAAACTCCATATAGGTGTGCAGACCTTTCATGTTGTTTTCATAATTACACTTGGCATTATAATAAAGTAACAGCCTACGTACATTTTCATAGTACATCTTTGCTGTCTGTGGCCGGCCTGTATATTCAGCAACAATTCTATCGGTAACCCGGTTCATAACAAAAGTTGATCCAAGAGAATCTGTTGTAGATTCATCATGATCATATGGGTCATTGGATGATATATATATACCAAACGGTACATTCCCCTCAGAATCCAGAACAGGATGTTCGTAAATAACTACTGCTCCTTCTATAAACCGTTTATCCTGCAAAGGAAATTTACGGATAGGACTGACATCCGGATCAATCTCCCACTTTATTTTTTTAGCTTCTATGTCCAGGCTAAGTTTCCCTATCCATTCTGTCTCTTCATATTTTTCAGGATATGCCCTGAGTTCTGCCAGTTGTTGTTTAAGATCGTTTATCGGGAAGATAGTCCCGCCGATACGCATAACAGCTTCTTCCGGTGTTTTGGGCTCCTCTGCAATATGGCGAATAATGGCTTCCATATTCTTTGTTTCTTTACGAATATTTTCTCTCTCCAGGTCAATCATCTGTTCTGCCAGAGATCCATCCGAATTACCATCTTCATCCATGGTTCCTTCGAGATTCTTCAGCACTGAGGAAAAATAACCGCACTTGGCATCGCCAGGATTTTCATCCCAGATATTAGGAATCATATGAACATTATATCCACCACCTTCATAAAACAGTTGTTCCAGACTCATGAAGTCTACATCTTCCGTACCACCAGTACCAAACGCACACATTAGTCCGAAGGTCAGACGACCCTGCTGCATTGATTTCAGGGCAATGTTCCAGGCTTTGAGCAGGTGAGGGTTCTTCCCACTTTCCTCAAACAGAATAAGTTTACCACGTTTACCACGGGCCTTGTTCCAGTTATTTTTCAGTGTTACTCCAATAATCTCCGATTTAAACCCTTTCTCTATCCTGAGACCACCTTTCTCCAAATAATAAGAGGCCCGCTTATGCATAATGCTATCGTGCCTCGCTCTTCGTTTTCCCCATGGAGTATGGCTTTCTATATGGTCCATCATATCCCATGCCTTTGTAAGGATCCCGTCTTCTATGAGATACTCCTTATCATCGGCCATGCAGTATGATTTTGATCCAGGTATCAGGTAATAATTACGATCACACATGGACGCACCTTTGAATGAATAACCACGACCCCTGGTTTTAATGACAGACGCATGTTCGGCCATCTCTTCGGCTTCATCAAGATAATGGTAGTAGTCATAATCACCATCCCAGAATTTAGGGAATGCAAGTATACGATCAGCCTTCTCCCTTTCCATGAGAGCTTCAAGATCTTTTAAATCATCTTGTCCCTCTGCTTCAGCGATATATATTGGACAGTAGTTTAAGTACCAATAAAAATAGCCGGGTATTTTGTCCCGGCCAATATCATAACCATATACACACCTACGAGCTTCCTCTTCCCAGAATCTGTAATACGAACTCCCTGGATGATGATTTACGGGTAAGTTCGTATATTTACCAAACTCTTCAAAGTGTAGAGCTGCAGTACGAAATTCATTAATATTACTGTGCTTATCGGTCTTACTTAGGCCGATCTTCCTTTCTTGTTCCCGATCCATGTGGCCTTATCTTCGTCTTCAAAAATCCCTACTTTTCCGCCTCCGCGGATCTGCATGGTTTCTTCTTCGGCCAGGACCTTCTTCTCCCACTTTTCTATCTGCTCCATAAATTTTTCAATATTCGCCATAGCAGATGTTACGGCTTTTGCATCATAATCTTTATCCTTTGCAGCTGTCATATTTTCCTGCCAGCTAATAAGTCGATCTACTTGTTTACGTAAGGACTTCAAATACCTCATAGAATAGGTATCCTGCATTTCTTCATATCTGCCAATTGCCTCAATAATACTGTCATCAGCGCGATATTTAGGATCACCCATAATATCCTCTGCTATGAGCTCCTCTTTCTCTAGTCCGTAAGTATTGTATTCTGATTTCCAATCTGCCATAAAATATATAAATGCAAGTTCTTTAGTTGCTTTATTCTTACTCGCACTTTTATCGCGTTCCCATATCTTGCGAAACGCAGGAACGAATAGCATCTTTGGCTCAATAGTCGGTTTACCGTCCTTATATATAAACATTATATTTTTCTATAAAATGTATCCAAAGATGGTTTTAACCTCAGATTTTTTTCTCTACGGATTTTCATATATCGGCTTCTGGTGTTAAAAGCTTCTAATTTATTGATCTTGACCCTAAAGGTAATCAATTCCGTTAATCTTATAATTGGAACGATTTTATTTGCAGGATCGGCATTTCTTATATTGTCCCTTAATATTTCAAACTGGCTGGCGACAATATCTCTTACTACTTCATCCTTCAACATGTGATTTAACCCGATTTCATGCATCGTCTTTTTTGTCCACTTGCTTTCCATCTTGTCCGTTGAGTACAAATTTAAAACTTAAATCATGATCTACCGCATTTACTATAAACAGTTTATTTATTTTCTTACCATTAAGAACCTTGATTTTTCTGAGCTGAGTGAAATAAACATATAGATAATGTTTTTCCATCCTTAACTTTTTTGTGACATACTCCCTGGATTCAGGACTGAATATAATTGTCCATTTTTTATCGTCCGGCAAATCACTGTATTTATCATTAAGGAAAAGTAATTCTGCCAAAACGCGCATGGGGATATCATTCAAAACTGTTTTGCGCCCGTTGATTTTTGTGAGAATTGCATTAATTATTGGGCGTTTTAGAGTAAGGTATTCAAGGAAGAATTTCTCCTTTGTAGTATTTATCTGGATACTCTCAGCTTCCATTACCTATAATGCCATTATATATAATCTCATTCACATATAATCTCAACCACATATAATCCCATTCACAGTGAATCAAATTATAGGTTTTATCAAATACAAAGATAGGTTTTAAAAAGAAAAGAGCCAAACAAGGTTCCTTGCTTGACTCTTCGAGAACGATCAGATGCGCTGTTTCTGCAGTGAAATAGGCTATTACAAAGATAATATAAAATACCATTAAACCTATAATCCCATTCACAGTGAATCAGATTAAAGGTTTTGGATTATGTCTTTTTTAACACCGCAAATACCTCATGAGCTTTGTGCATCCAGTAAACTTTTTTATTAATAACGATTGGTTCACCGGTTCTACCACGGATAAATATGTGATCACCTACCTTCACGGAGACAGGAATAACTACCCCTTCTTCGAGTGCGCGACCCGGACCTATAGCTTTAACTATTCCCTGCATTGGATGTTCATCCCACATCTCCAGAAGTTTATCTTCTGCATTTTCATACTTAGCAAGATCTGTAGCTTTTTCACGCTCAAGATCCATGATATTCATAGGAGCTTTTCCTCCTATTAAATCTATCTTACTCTTCTCGGCAAGTTTTTGCTGATTAGATTTAACCGTTATTTTATCTACGATTATCCAATCATCTACCGGACGTACCGGGAATTCTCTTGGGTCTTTCATTTTTTTATAATTAATTTCTGCTCCCTCGGCTGTATGTGATATATTTTCAAAAGGGGAGATCATCGAATTCTTCATCAACTTTGTCATACGTAGAATCTTTTTTATCGGCAAATCCGTTTGCCGGAATTATTTCACTCTCAATATCTTTTGCCAGGATACTGCCAGGGGTATGATCTTCCGTACTTTCATCATCAACAATATCTATATCTGTACAGTCCAGATTGGTGAAAAATATTTTCTTTCCATCCTTATTGTATTCTTTGCCCGTTACACGAAATGATACTATTACACGATTCCCTTCACGTACATCATCAAGTAACATAATATTATTCTGGACGCATTGGAAGCGCACCATGTCAATCGTAGTATCTTGTCCTGGTCTCATTACAGATAGTACAAACTCACGCTTACGGAAGTTTTCTGTAACCTGTACTGCATCAAATCGTAAATGCACTGTTCCTTCTAAACGAAAACTATTTTCATACATTTTTTATTATTATTAATTTTGAATAACCTTCTATAGTTGTGGTAATCTCTGCATTTTCCCAACCAATAGGATTAATGCTTTTAAAAATTGCATTATAATCTCTTCTTGGATTCTCCATAAGAAGAATATATTTATTAGCTGAGATCGTAATATTTCTTATAGCTTTTTCAAGATTATCATCACTTAGATGCATCAATACAGATATAGTATAAATAATATCATAAGATAAAACAGATCTTTTTGTAATATTAAGTACGTCAACATAATTTGTAAGTTCAGGATGAATATCTCGTAATTTATCTATTTGAATCTGTGATATATCTGAACCATAAGTTCCAATTTTATTATTAGATAAAATATTTATATTTGCCAGATGATTTCCCCATCCACATCCAACTTCATATACATTTTCAGGTTTAAGTTTAAGAATAGTTTCATATACATGTTTATAATGTAATGGAATATCTTTTCCTTTCATATGAATTTTTTCATTAACTAATTCATAATTATCATTTGTTAATAGTACATTAAAATTATTTAAAATTTTATTTATTGTACTTTCATACAAAACAGGATAATTATCCCAATCATACTCATCTGTCTTTATTACCATGTTATTATTTGACATTCAATACCAGGGTTAGGAGTATAAGGTCTTATATCACACCAATCTTTAAATTTATCGATTGTCATATGATCTTTATAAATATTTTTTCCAGAAAATCTTCCAGATAAATATCCATGTTTAGAATTTTTGATAACGTGATCAAAATATATTTTCTGCGTTTCTGGTAAGAGTTCGTCAAAAGCAAAGTTGCTTATTACAAAGTCAAATTTATCTCTTTTCATATTCTCAATCCATTCTGGCATTATCCAATGAGGATCTGGTTTTTTAAAATGGAATAAATATTTTTCCTGTAATCTACATACTACTCCAAGATCAATAATGGAATATTTTTTAAATTCCATAAATTCACCAAGGATCCTTGCCTGTCCTCCATATCCTCCACCGATTTCAATAACATGGTTTCCCATATCGGCTGATCCAAGATCCTTGTAGATATCTGTCATGACCTTTAAATATCTCAATGTTGTAGGAGAAAATAGACCATAGCCTTTGTATCCATAAACACGGGGAGATCCCACACTATCATTTTTTCTGATATCATCCAAGCGATCAATAAGCCATGGACAATTTTTCATAGCTATATCGAGATATTCTTTACCCTTATCTTCTGGAACATGTTCGAGTACACGCCTGTATTGGGTATTACTTCTAAAAGTACTAAAAGCCCTAGCATCATTAACAAAAAGATTACATGCATTTTTATAAAAATCTACATCTGATAAACTTGTTTTCATAATATATAATTAAAATTGTAAATCTATTTTTTTCCAATCATTTGGTACTATGTCGGAATTAGAGTTTCTTATATCCACGGTCCATTTTGATGGTGCTACTACAATTTTTTTAGGATTATTTATGAGCCATGCCGCCCACCAACTAAATGAACTATTAGCAATAATAGCATGTTTGCATTTACTCATAAGAGATAAATGTTCATAATCTTCAAGAGACTCTATAACTAATCCATTATCACAATATTTTGATAAAGTATAACTATAATTATCTGTAAAAAAAATCATTGTACAATTAGGAATAATATCCTGCATGAACTTTATCGCTTCATCATAGAAAGACGATTCTATTAAACCATGTACTAATCTTGGCCTTTTATCAGTTACTCTCTCACCTCGTCTTATATGTACAAATACAGAATTATTTATACTATTAATTAATTCTAAATAATTAGAATATTTAGCTGACATATATTTCTTTTTTAATTGTAAGTCATTGCGTATTATAGAGGTAATATCTTTAAAATATTTTTCGCTCTGCCAGTATCCTTCAAGAGTATAGTTATCCCATTTTTTAATATTATCAAAAATTTCTGCATTATATTGGTAAGTCTTTTCTATCAAAGGATATCCACTTTTTGGATGTTTTGAGTCTATAATATTAAATCTATCTAAATGAAAAGGATATGGCCATTGTCTGGATGTTTTATACCAGGAGATATCAAGAGATAGTTCATCTTTATTGATATGTGCTAAATTACGACCAATGGCGTACTGGAACATCTGATTCCCTAATCCGCCTTTAAGTTTTGTTATTATCACGATGGAAGACCATTAATGTATGCTTAAACCAGGTTTTAGTGCTATGTGTTCTCAGTCCGAAGGATTCTATAGGGTGATATGAGAATCCATATTTTCTTACTTTTCTTACAATATAATTGTTAGTGCGGCAATTTACATGGCCAAATCCTCCCTGGTTAGGAACTCCCCAACTAAGGATAATCATATTCTTAGCGCAATCAGTAATATTTTTAATAAGTATATCCTGGTATTTTACAGGAACATGTTCTCCTACTTCGAGGCATAGAACAACATCAAGTGGCTTAATATCAACAGGTTTAGAGAAATCAAGAACTTTGCACAGGCCACCTGTCGCATTATAAGTATCCGGATTACCATCATATCCGTAACACTTTAATCCACTGTCATTTAAGAATTTTGTATAGGATCCATCACCGCAACCAATATCTACAATTTCTCTATATTCTTGATATCCTATTATATATAGTATCCGTTCAGCCAAAGGTCGGTCAAACTGATGTATACTCATATCGCTGCCTATCCAATATCCACGTTCACTTATTTCCATGTTTTTAGTGCTTTTTTATTATAATGATCGATCTCTTTTGTTATCTCTTTTTTAAGTTGATCATAGCGAAGTCGCTTGATCTTTGGACAGAAATAGTTATGTGGGCTCTGGTGAGAGTAGATAGCTTTATCATAAAACTTATCTATCAGTCCCAGGGCCTTTACTTCATTATATAGATCCGTGCCTTCATAAGGGGTAAAGAAACTTAGTGTGATACGGAACGGTTCTAATGACTTAACAAAATCTATGGACTTACGTATTCTCTTCTCGGTATCCTTGGGGAATCCCACGATCATATATGCTTTCCACTGGATACCGTGGCGATTAAGAATTGATGCGGCCTTTTTAAAATCATCCGTTGTCTCATTTTTTCCTATATACTTAAGGGTACTATTATCTCCGGATTCTACACCTATGGACATCTGGCCACATCCTGCATCCTTCATCATCTTTACTGATTCATCAGTAATAGAGTCAGCTCTGGTATCACAGCGCCACTTTACCGGAAGATCATATTCAGAACAGAATTCTTTCAGACGGTATTTATTTATCGTAAACACTTCATCCCAGAAAGTAAAATATGTTGGTTTGAATTTGCGATATACCATTGCCATTTCTTCCAGGATACGGTCAACACTCTTGTAAGTAACTTTCCTGTCCCACATATTTTTTGAGGCGCAGAACCGGCAGTTAAATGGACATCCACGTGAAGAGAGGATATGAGCATAACCATTGGGGGAATATTTGTCCAGGAGAATATCAAAGTTAGGCATTGGTGTATCATCCAGATTCATCATTCTTTTGCCAGAGGATTCGTATTCACCTTCAAAAACCGTGATATCCTTGGCATAGACATTTGGTTCCATTGTAGGATGGTTACCGCCAACGATAAGTGATTTTCCATGGAAACGGGCTATGTCAAGAATTTTTAGTGCAGACTGATATTTAACATTCAGAATATTTACACCTATTTTATCAGGGTTTACATTTTTTATCAGATCTGAAAGTTCTGCCCATACTGGATGTTCGTTATTTTTTAGTGCATCGAGATAGCTATGGTAGTTACTACCCCTGTCGCTGTACCCTTTATAAAACATATCATATCCTACTTCCATATTTTTAAGTAGTACCTCATGCCCCTGTTCTACCATTTTACTTCCTACTGCCAGTAGGGACAGTGGAACATAATCCTGTTCCAGTCCCATGAAGCGATAAAATGGAGGATTGATAAGGAGTACTTTCATTATATAAGTTTACTCTTGAAAATATTTACGTAATCTCTATGTGCTTTTTGAATAGATGAATGATCGGCACGTTGCCAGGCCATGGGAGTAGTGAAAGCGTATGCTTCATGAATCTTCTGAAATTTCGTGAGATAGCCATCCATGGAATCTAGCAGGACAGGATAGGTACTTACAACATCTCCATATATTAATCCTGTAAGAGGATATTTTACTGCATAAGCATGTGTGGACATCATATCCTGTACACGGGCAATATGATCATTTACCCGGTAAACCTTCATTCCACGGGGACGGTACATTCCACCGAGATAGAGGATTTCCCAGTAATCAGGGATAAAGTCACTGAGGGAATCAAAGAGATCGATAAAATTTTCAACGAATTCCACATCATCTTCAAGGATAAGAACTTTCTGTATCTCGTTTCTGAATGAGAAGTCAAGGACATTAAGGTGCGCCTGTGTTCCTCCGGCTACGCCTTCAAATGCTTTCTTAGGATGCGGATAATTATTGGAGTTCCAACCCGAAGCTCCATATACTCCTGGCATCCTCTGAACATCTAAATTGTGCTGGATAAAAATCTCTTGGCACCTTTCCCATCTATCCTTGCGCTCATCAAGGTTTATACAGAATATCTTATCAAAATATTCCTGTGGCCTCATCTGTGACGGTATTGTTCACTCCTAACACCATCCGTCTGATGATAGACAGTAACTGCCATCATTAAAAAGAATAGTGCAATAGCGATTATTATAAGAAATATTTTCAGTGGTTTTTTCATCTAGTTAATAGAAAATACTGTTACACGGACTTTTCCATCAAGGATAAGTTTATCAAGATTTTTCCCTCCATATTTTGAGTTATAGGCACTATGACACATCGTATCTGTCTGCCACTGGTAAACGATGCGCAATTTCTTAAAGAAAAGGACCTCCAAGAATCCTTCGTGCTTTGTCAACTCTCTGTCTACAAATTTGTTCATCACTTAAATCTTTGACTACCTTTTACAACTTCTGTTTTAAAAATTATTATGTCTTCATCTCCGTATCTCGTCTTTCCATTTCTAAACCAGTTTGCCAATGTAGGATACTTGATTCCCGAATACTGGCTTATATTGCGTAAATTTGTTGAAACAAATCCATCCTTTGTAATTTTATTATAGTAACAAAATACCATCATTCTAATGTAAATAACAAATCTGCAATTCTCCTTCTCTCTTAACAAACTTCCCGCAGGCTGGCCAGTTAACTCTGTGATCTGTTACCGGGGACCCACTACATCGTCTCAAAGAACATTTATACCATTTGTTGGTCCTTTCACGCCTGTAAAGATTTTCACAGTCCTTACAGATTTCTCCTTCAGTTGTACCGTACAGGAGAATCAGCGGGTTATTTTTA